CTTGCGAATGCAAGACCTCTAAGAAAAAAAGTCTAATTGCAGACTTAAAAGGCAAAGACAAGAACCTCTAACGAGGACAATCAAGTCGATCAATCAACAATCAACAACAATCAAAAGAGGAGGATTAGAAAATGTCTAATCAAATCACAACTGCATTTGTTCAACAATATTCGAACAACGTGCAAATGCTTAGCCAGCAAAAAGGCTCACTCTTACGGAATGCGGTAGATGTTGAGAGTGTAGTAGGCAAAAATGCTTTCTTTGACCAAGTTGGTAAAGCAACTGCGGTTAAAAGAGTAAGCAGACACGCTGATACTCCACAGATCGACACTCCACACTCTAGAAGAAGAGTAACTCTAGTTGACTACGAATACGCTGACTTAATCGATAACCAAGATAAAGTTAGAATGTTAATAGACCCAACTAGCTCGTATGCGCTTGCAGCAGCTTTCGCTCTTGGTCGTTCAATGGACGATGAGATCATATCTGCAATAAGCGGTACAGCGTACTCTGGTGAAACAGGATCAACTTCTGTTCCATTAGGAGCTGCGCAAAAAATCACAGAAGCTGGTACAGACGGCTTAACAATTGCAAAACTAAGAAACGCAAAAGAAATCTTAGATAGCGCAGATGTTGACCCATCAATACCTAGATATATTGCTGTTGGACCAAAACAAATTTCTGATTTGTTAGGAACAACTCAAGTAACTTCTAGTGATTTCAACACAGTTAAAGCTTTAGCAAATGGCGAAGTAAATTCGTTTTTAGGCTTTAACTTCATAGTCTCTAACAGACTTTCAAAAACTGGAAACCTTAGATCAAACTTAGTTTGGTGTATGGACGGTATCAAACTTGCAGTAGGACAAGATCTTATTTCAAGAATAGATGAAAGAGCTGACAAAGGCTATGCAACTCAAGTTTATAACTGTATGTCAATCGGCGCAACTAGAATGGAAGAAGAAAAAGTTGTGACTATTGAAAGTTATGAAGCGTAATAGGAGGAAACTATGGCTAGTGTAAAAGGAACAAACATTACTAACATTGATGCTGAACCAGTTGTAAAAGTGGACAGCTCAGAATGGCACGGTAATTTAAGAGTTCAATACGACAGTTATGAAGCTTCTTCTTTAGCTTCTGGCTCTGACATTAAAGTTGCTAGATTACCTCAAGGTGCAAAAGTGTATGACGTTATTGTTCACTTCGACGCTTTAGGTGCATCTACAACTATAAAAGTAGGCGACAGTGGTGATGACGATAGATATATCGCAGCTACTTCAACAGCGTCTGCTGGTCAAATGTCTATGTCTCAAGAAGGTGCAATCGCTGGCTTCGGCTACGAAAACACTGCTGAGACAGATGTACTCTTAACAACTGGTGGTGCTTCAATCACTGGAACAATTAAGACAGCAGTTATCTACTCAGTAGAGTAATCACACTGCAATTAGGCTAGGCGGCATAATCTGCTGCCTAGTCAATCAATCGATGTTTAAAAGTTTTGTAATTATAGCGATAGTTTGTTCGCCGTACTTTGAATGTATGCAGTATGAGCAAAAAGAAAAAAAGTTTTTTAGATCTTATGAAAAATGTATGGCTGAAAGTAAAATTATTGGCGATCAAATTTATAAGAATTTAGTTCAAATAGGAATTCCATTTAGATTAGAAATGAATTGTGAGGAAAATAAAAGATGGCAAGCGTAGTAGATATAGCAAATAGTGCATTAAACTTATTAGGTGCATCAACAATTACGGCATTAACAGATGATAGTAAGAATGCTCGTCTTTGTAATCAAAGATATGAACCAGTAAGAAATAGAATATTTAGATCACACTCTTGGAATTGTTTAACTAAAAGAGTTCAATTAGCTCAAGACAGCACAGCGCCTGTTGTAGAATTTTCTTATGCTTACACTTTGCCTAGTGATTGTTTAAGAGTTTTAAAAATTCATACTGGCACGACGGACAGTATTGCCGACAGCATAGATTATAAAGTTGAAGGCAGAAAAATTAAAACAAACGAAGGTACGGTTTATCTAGTTTATATAGCGCTGATTACCGATCCAAACGAATATGATGTTTATTTACAAGAAGCGATTAGTTCAGCATTAGCAGCAGATATTGCTTATGCCGTTACCAATAATGCTACTCTAGCAAACAATTATCAAACGATAGCTGATGAAAGATTAAGAGAAGCTAGATTTGTTGATGCTACTGAAAATTCTTTAGGAACGATTGAGAGCAACGAATTTACTGATGCGAGGTTATAATGCCTAGAACAACGCTTGCACTTACAAGTTTTGTTTCAGGTGAATTAGGAGCCAAGCTTGATGGAAGAACAGATTTTGCTAAATACAGTACAGGCTGTAAAACATTACAAAATTTTTTAATACATCCGCAAGGTGCTGCTACCAGAAGAGTTGGCACTCAATTTATTGCAGAAGTTAAAGACAGTACAAAGAAAACAAGATTAATACCTTTTGAATTTTCTACGACACAAACTTATGTTTTAGAGTTTGGTGATCAGTACATTAGATTTTACAAAGACAAAGGACAAATTTTATCTGGTGGATCTGCTTATGAAATTTCTACACCTTATTTAGAAGCAGAATTATTTGACATTAAATTTGCTCAGTCTGCCGACGTTATGTACATCGTACATCCAAGTCATCCAGTACAAAAATTAAGTCGAACTGGACACGCAGCGTGGAGTTTAGATGAAGTTGTCTTTACTGACGGACCTTATTTAGAACCAAACACAACTGCTGTTACAATGACACCGTCAGCAACCACAGGATCAGGCATTACCATTACTGCAAGTGTAAGTACATTTCTGTCAACTGATGTTGGTAGATTAATAAATTTTTCAAACGGTTATGCAGAAATAACAGCTTATACATCAGGAACTCAAGTTACCGCAGATGTTAAAAGTGATTTTGATAACACTACTGCTACTGTAGATTGGAAGCTTGGAGCATTCTCAACGGCAACTGGACATCCATCAGCAGTAACATTTTTTGAACAACGATTAGTTTTTAGTGGCACAACAGCAGAGCCTCAAACATTATATTTTTCTAAATCAGGTGATTATGAAAATATGACAACAGGCACAAATGCAGATGATGCTATGGTTTACACGATTGCTTCAAACCAAGTAAATGCTATTCGTTATTTAAAAGCACAACGAACTTTAATCATCGGCACAACTGGTGGTGAGTTTACAGTTTCAGCAGATGGAACAGATGCAGCAGTAACACCAACGAACATTACTATTAAAAGACAAAGTTCTTATGGTACAGCAAATGTAGATGCTCAACTTGCTGGTAACGCAATTTTATTTTTACAAAAAGCAAAAAGAAAAATTAGAGAGTTAGCTTATAACTTTGATGTTGATGGTTACCAAGCTGCTGACCTAACGATCTTAAATGATATTGTTACTAAGTCAGGAATAAACGAAATGGCTTACCAACAAGAACCTGACAGTATTTTATGGTGCGTTAGAGAAGATGGAGTTTTAGCTGGTTTAACTTACCAACGATCTGAGAATGTTGTTGCTTGGCATAGACACATTTTTGGTGGATCCTTTAGCTCAGGCAATGCCGTTTGCGAAAGTATTGCAACAATCTCAGGTGTTTTAACTGAGGATGAACTTTGGGTTATTATTAAAAGAACTATAAATGGCGCTACTAAACGTTATGTTGAGGTCTTTTCTGACTTTGATTTTGATGAAACCACAGCAACTGATTTTAGGTTTTTAGATAGTCATTTAACTTACGATGGTGCAGCTACTACAACATTAAGTGGTTTAGGTCATTTAGAAGGACAAACCGTTTCAATTTTAGCAGATGGTGCAACACACGCTGATAAAACAGTTAGTTCAGGTTCAATTAGTTTAGATCGTTCTACTGAAAAAGCAGTGGTTGGTTTATCTTATGACAGTATTCTACAAACAATGCGAATTGAAGGTGGAGCTGCCGAAGGAACTTCGCAAGGTAAAACAAAAAGAATTTCAAAAGTTGTTTTAAGATTATTTGAAACAGTTGGTGTAAAAGTTGGTCCATCATTAACAGAATTAGAAACAGTACCGTTTAGAACTTCATCAGATCCAATGGACACAGCAGTTTCTACTTTAATAGCTGGTGATAAAGAAATTGAATTTAGAGACGATTATAATACGGACGGATTTATCTTTGTAAAACAAGATCAACCTTTACCACTTTCTGTATTAGCGATTTATCCGACAGTCGTAACAAGTGATGGCTAATTATAAAATTGTTCCTTATCAACGTCTGCACGGCGATTATATGATGTCGATTGGAATGAATGATGAGTTAATGGATGATGATAACAGTTATAAAGAAAATAGGATCGACGTTCCAATACCTAGTATGGCTTTTACTTTATTGTATGACAATCAGCCTATTGTTAGCGGTGGCGTTTTTCCTCTTTGGTTTGGTGTGGCTGAAGGATGGGTGCTTGCAAGCAAAGAGATATTTAAACACAAAATTAAAGCTGCATCTTTAATAAAAAAAAGAACAGACTTAATTTGTCAAAATAATAAAATTTATAGATTGCAGACGACTGTTAAAGAAAACTTTGAAATGGGTTTGAAGTTTGCAAAATTTTTAGGATTTAAGAACGAAGGTCTTATGGAAAAGTACGGACCTAATCAAACAAACTATTACAGAATGGCGAAGATATATTAAGATGAGTGCTATAGGAAATATTGTTGGTGGTATAGGTGCAGATGCTTTAGGAAAGTACAATCAAAGTGTTTACAATCAACAAGCAGCATTAGCTAAACGTAGAGCAGAAATAAGCAAAGCTACATTTAATCAAGTTACCAAACCATTAATTGAAAAACAAAACAATCGAGAATATTCAAATTTTTTTGTTAGCATTTTAAAAAGTGGTGTCGAGTTTAGAGAAGGTGACAGTCCTTACTTAGCTGCTTTAGAATTTAAAGTTAACCAAGCTACTGATTTAGCAATTGCTGAGTTTAATGCTGAAATGGATTTTAACGATCAGCTTAATCAATCTTTATTATTACAAGCTAAAGGTGCTGGCGAAAGATTTAGTGGTCAGATGACAAGAAATGCAGAGTTTGCAAAAGCAATCGGATCAGCTGGCAGTAGTTATTATAAAACAGGAAGTTTATTAGGATAATGGCTGTACTTAAAATTTATCAAGTTCAAAACAAAGTTAGACCTCCTGAGGTTCCACAAACAGGATCTTTAACTTTACCTTTATCTTTAGCTACTAATTTAGGCAAAGGCATTGGATCTATTGGTCAGATCATTGAAGATGTTGCACAGACGAATAGACAAGAAGAAGAGGCAAACGAAACAACAGAAATCATTAGCAAACTTAATCCTAAGATAGCTGAGATTTATAACAAGTACTCTACAGGCACAAAAGTTCAGGAAGGCGTTTTAGCATTTAATAATGACTTAGCTAACATTGAGTTTGATGCCTCAAGTAAAAACGTTAAGAGAAAAGTCGATAAATATTTAAGAGATCAAACATTAGACTTAGGTTTAAATTTATCTAAAAAAATAATTAATAATTCTGTTGAGACTTCAAAACTAAATAAGGACAAAGAGTTAAACAGTTATATTTTTGATATGACGAGTGATAGCGCTCTTAGAAGAAGTACTGGAACAAGAAATTATAACACTTTTTTTTCTAATCCAAGTAATCAAACTTTTTATGGTCCAGCAGCTTTTGAAAAATTAAAAGAAGAAAAAGATAGTTTATATGTTGCTAACGTTTTAATTAAAGGCA